TTGCTCCAAGAAAGCCTTGGTATGAAAGATTAATTAGTGATGCTTCTGACCCTGTAACTAATATTAGAAAGTTTTTTAAAGATACAAGACAAAACTATATTGATAAGTTAGATAAAGTAGAAAAGAAAATAGCACAAGGAAGTGAAGAGTTTGAAGAAGTAAGACTTTTAAATAACATAGCTGATACTGCTGCTATAGCTGCATTAAGAATGGCTGATAAAGCAAGAGGTATATTTCAAGGTATGCTTACAAGAGGCTTTGCTACAGATGTTATTGACGGAGAAGCTGCATTAACAACTACTGAAGAACTAGAAATAGATACAGTATATAACCCATACATTGATGGTAATACAGGCACTGGTGGTTTATTACAAATTACTGCTCCTTTATTTTCTGACCCATTAGTAGACTTAGAAGGAATATTTGGAACGTATGCCAAATTAAAAAGAGTTCAAGGATTTCAAAAACAAAATAGACAAGTTGAATCCCCTTTTACACAACAAGATTTAGAATTTATAAATAATATTGAAGCTAACTATCAAGTTGTTGTTGAGGTATATAACAACTATCAAAAATGGAACAATAAATTAGTAGACTTTGCACAAGCCAAAGGCTTATTAAATGAAGCACAAGCTCAAAAATGGAGAGAAGAATCAACTTACTATCCTTTTTATAGGGATATGGTTGAAGAAGAGGGTATAACTGCACCAAGAATAGGTGGTGGTTCTTTACCTAATAACCCATTAAATTTAAAACTTAAAGGTTCTGAAGCAGAAATAAATGTTTCTCCATTAGAAGCTATAGCAAGAAACTCTTTGTCTATCCTTACTGCTTCTATGAAAAATGACGGAACATTAAAGTTAATTAAAAGTTTAGAAATTATGGGTGAAGCAGAATACATCACTCCACAAGAATTAAAAAATAAACAAGGTGCAAAAACTATATTTGTTTTTGAAAATGGATTTAAAAAACATTACAACTTAGAAGACCCTGATTTATTTCATAGTATCAGAGCATTAGGTGGAGCAGAAGTTGGATTTATAACTAAACTTTTAGCTATGCCAGCTACGTTATTAAGAGATACAGTAACTCGTGACCCTGGATTTATAGCAGTAAACTTACTTAGAGATACGCTATCTGCAACTGTAACATCAGGTGTTAATTTATCATCACCTTTTACAGGTGGTGATGGATTTGTGCCAATGATAGATACCATTAAAAATATGTTTGGCGACATGACAGACTTAGAAAGATTTGGTGTTATTGGTGGATATGATTTCGCTAATGACGAAGGTGATGTTGTTGACTATATGGCACGAATAAGAAGACAACAAGGTCTTACGGCTAACAATGGTATGTCAGCAGAAAAAGCTTTCTTTTATGTTTGGGATGGTCTTGGTGGACTAACAACAAAATCTGATGGAGCTACTCGTAAAGGTGTGTTTGATGCAGTTTATAAACGCATGAAAAACACTATTGATGAAAGAACAGGTAAAGTTTACACAGATGCAGCAGCACAATCAGAAGCAGCTTTTCAAGCCTTAGAGGTTATAAACTTTGGTCGTAGAGGACTATCACCAATGTTTAGAACTATTACGTCTGCAATACCTTTTTTAAACGCTAGAATACAAGGTCTTGACCTTATATACAGGTCATTTAGAGGAACGTATTCAGCACAAGATAAACTACAAGAAGGTGAAACTGTAGACGAGCTCAAGAACAGAATAATGCGAAGAACTGCATTGAGAGGTGGAACTATTATGGCTTCCACTCTTATTTACTATCTATTAGTTAGTGATACAGAAGAATACAAGGAAGCTAAGAGAGAAATAAGAGATGACAATTGGTTGATACCAACTCCATTTGATTACACATTAAAAGTTCCTATTCCTTTTGAGATTGGAATGATGTTTAAGGCACTACCTGAGAGGTTCATAGACCTCACTTTAGGAGAGAAAGTCTTAGGACTAAAGGAATCAGTAGAGAAAGACCCTTTAGAGTCTATAAGGAGGCAATTAGGAACTTCTGCATCTTTACCTTCTCCTGCTGACTTTCAAGCGTTTAAACCTCTTTATGAAGTTCTAGTAAATAGAAATTCCTTTACAGGCACAGAAATTGTTCCTTACTATAAGCTGAGGAGAGAGCCAGGTCTTCAAGCATCTCCACAAACTAATGAGTTATTTAGAGTTATCGGTGAAGCCTTTAATATCTCACCAACTAAGATTGAGCACGTTATCAATGGATATACAGGAACACTCGGAGGTTATGTGTTGGATATTGTGGATTCACTAACTAGAACTGCAACAGGTTCTCCATACATACCAAATAATATTTTTAGTAACCCAACTAACTTTGCTCAATACCCATTAATTAAAAGACTGGTCGTGGATAATAAAAAAATGGGAGGGTTGCAACAACAGTTCTATGAACTTAGAGGTGAAGTAGATAGAGCCGTTGCGACTATAAATAGTTTTAAACAAGAAAAAAGGTTTGATGAACTCAGAGCGTATAAGTCTGATGTAAAAGGCTTAATGAATGTCAAAGGCAGAGTAAGGGCATTGGAAAGATACTTGGATAATTGGAGGAAGAAAAGAGATAGATTGATGCGTAGGACTGATATATCGGTTATGGTTAAAGCAGAAATGATTCAAGACTTAGAAGCAGAAAGAGATAAGCGTTTAGCGTTTATACCTGAACTAAGGAAGAAAGCTAACGTGCCTATCCTCCAGGGAGGACTCTAACTCTTTTATTAGCTTCTCTTCCTTCAAAGGTTTTAGTTTAAAGAAGTCTTTGTGTTCAGGGTTATAAGCGATAAATGTGCGAGCATAGAAGCATATGTAGTCATTACTTATCTTGAACTCACCTCCGTTAGTCTCTATCTCTCTATTCCACCTTATGCGATTAATTATCGCCCAATGAGAGTAATGCTTTCTACCTGTAGCGATAGCCTCTAAAGTGTACTCCTCAAACTTATCATAGACTTGTGGGTTAGCGTTGTGCCAATCCCAAAAGGCTCTCTTCCTTTTCTTTAAATCATCTTTCAACTGTTCAACTAACATCATAGTCATACTCCTCATTCAAGAAAATAGGTTGGTCTTTGCTAACAGTAGATAAAATTGCGTTAAAATACATATAATCCAAAGCCTCTTCTCTAGTCATTCCGTCACGTTCAATTAGTATATCCACGCATTTTTCAACAGAATAAATAAGACGTTCTTCCTGAACTGCCATATCGTAAGTCTGTCCTATTATTGCTTCATCAAATCCTTCTGCTTTTAACATATTTCTTTTATCGTTAATCTGCAACGAGGGTTTTCTTTATCCACCCCTCCATACACATAAGTTATAGATTTAATCTGTTTAGAACTATCATCCTCTAAGATTCCAACTCTCACCAAAGCATCACAAGTAAACTTGTCTATAATAGAACAAGGATTACTCACATCTACTCTTCGATTACTCTTGGCATAATAAACGTATTCCAAATCCACAGGATTATCAAAACGAGGTATGTCATCCCATTTCTCTTTGATGAATAAATTCTTAATCATTTCTACCAAGTCATCTGAATAAGTTTTCTTTGCAATAGATAAAACCCTGTAATGAGCGTTCCTGTAATTGTTGAGATTCAAAATAAACTTCTTCTTTTTAGAATAAAAAACCTCTAAAGGCAGTATTAAAGTTACCATCCCAGTTCCTGCTGAAAAAAAATATTCCTAGTCGCCAGAAAAAACAGCAAGTTACTTGCACTAAAAAAAAATATAGTCATTTAATTTGTCCTTTATATGTTGTGGTAGAAACTCATATAAATGTGGTTTATCTTCTACTAATTTATTAACAGTATTGTAAGAATAGTAAGTGTGAAATTTGTTTTTAGCGTACTCTCTAATTATTTCTTTTTGTTCATCACTCAATATCCAATTCTTGCCCAATAACATTTCTATCTTTCTTTCGTGTATTGAAGATAAGTGTGTAGCCGTCTTGTAAGATAATCTAACTGTACTCATTACGATAATTTTAAAAGGATATCATTTAGTTTTTTTGTGTATAGCCATTCCTTAAACATTTCTATTTCTACATCTGTAAATTCTTCTAATGGGTTAACAGTTAAGTCATCTACTGTTTTAATTGTTTCTTCTATCCAGTTTTTTAAATTAGTATGATTTTCATTGCTTAACATAGTTCTTTTTTTGTTAGCAAACTCTCGGATTGCTCGGTCACTTATATTGCCACAATGTTTACTGATTGAAGATGCAGTAAAACCATGCTCTTTAAGTTTTTTTAAATCTTTACGCATCTGTATAGCTTCAATTTCTTTCATTTTATTAATTCCTCAACTTGAGATAACAGTTCTTGTTCAGTTCCGTATCTCCTCTCAAACTCTTTCTTCCAGGGATGTCTACTCACCCATAAGCCATTAAATGTTCCTTCTCTATGATGCTGATAACATAAAGGCAAAACCTTGAAGTGTGCGTTCTCCTTAGTCTTGCCTTCTATATGGTGTATATCACAAGGCACAAAGTCGTTACCCTGATTCTTACAAACAATGCACCCCAATTGGCTAACCTTGTCCATATGCCTTTTCTCTTTAGCAGTAGGGTTTCTTCCTTTCATAAATTTAGAGTTTCACCGCTAACAAAATAAAGATGCCTAATAAGATTAGGCACACAATGAGCATAAGTATTGAAAGAATTGTATGATACCAAACCCACCTAGCTTGATATATTTCTTTCTCTGTGTCGTTATCTGCTCTTTTTTCTATGAATTTATCTATCCAGTTCATTTTGTTTTTCCTGAGTTTGCTCTACTTCAACAAATTTTTTGTTTTTATTAAATCTTGTTCATTATCAAATGTAATAACACATGTTGCGCAATAAGAACTTTTAAAAACAGCAGTTGTTGTAGTATGTTGTGTAAGTAAGTGCATTTGAGAGCCACGCACAGTTAGAGAATATTTATCTTTCTTATCACTCATGCACCATACCTTGCTTGTTCTTTCCTAGCTGATACTTGTTTAGTTCTCCACTCCTCAAAACCTACCTCTAATCCTTTCAGATTCACCTTTAGAGCAGATAAAGTTCCTTTTGCTACACCTACCCTCAATCTAGCTTGATATAACTCCTCAGAAGCTTCTGCGTAGGTTTCCTGTGCTGATGTTGTTTTAATGCCCTCACCTAAAGCTTTTAGCTTTAACTGTGCTTGTAGTTTCTTTACTTCAGCTTCGCATTTATAGACTTGATACTCGGTCTTCTCCATTGTCGGAGCAAGACTCCTGATTTGGTGCATCCAATTCTCTTGTTGTTCCATGTTGATTTTCCTGTGACTGGTTAATATTTTTTTTGCTGATGGTAGCAGGATCAGAGTTTCTGAATATGCGATCAAAGTTTTCTTGAAACTTATTTATATCTTTTGTCCTGTCTCTACTGCCTTTACTCATTTGCCTTTTAATATACCTTGTAGTGCTTCCTTAACAGACTTTCTTCCGTACTGCTCACTAAAGATTCTTTTGCCTATAGTTATAGAATGTGGTTCTTCATTGCTATCTCTTTTCTCTTTTGAGTTCATTCCATACCACCTATTAAAATTATCTTCGTAAGATGACTTGTCGTCATAATTAAATATTTCGCTCATTTCTCCCCCCTTATTTCTACAATTTCATCAACTATTCTTTTGAGTTTGCCAAATGTATTGTGCAATTCATTAGAATAGCTATCAGAATTAACAGAAAATCCATTATCTGAAGCGTTAGATTCATGTTCAATACAGTAATCTAAGCGATCAACAACTTCTTTTATTTTTACTTTGATATCCTCTAGCCTACACTCAGGACACCCATACCCTTTTAAATGTTCGTCAGGGGTACATAAGAAGTCGCCATGTTGAGGACACCCAATCGTTGTGTCCTCATCCATGATTACATACTTGTCGCTAAAATGGGATGTCGTCATCACTCAACTCAGGCTTTGATTCCTCAACAACAGGCGGTGTAGGTTCAGCCTTTTTTTGTTGTTGTGGTATGTCCAAACGAGCATACTTATACTCGTTACCATTCTTAGAAGTTCTATCCCAAAGGGCAACACGCATCTCTGCTTCTTCCCCACCTTTTACTTTCTCCACTAAAGCCTTGAGCAGATTCTTATCTAAAGCTACCTTGCCTGTCCAATCAGGTTGCTTATCGTTCTGCTTATAGTTATTAGTGTAGATTGCTCCGTCACTCTGCATTCTCTCTTCCATTACTTCACCTCCTCAGATGATTCTTTTTGTTTTAAATTTTCAACGTGCTGAACGGAAAAAGCATCAAGCCTTTTCTTTTGATCTGCGAATTTATCTTTCAACACTCCTATTTGTTCAGGGTTAGCTTTGTATAAACCCGCAACTTCTTCTTGTGAATTACATACGGCTAACGTCTTCACAAACCCTTCAACAAATGCTTCTGCCCATTTCTCGTTATAGACGAAATCGTCTTTAACTTCTTCAACAGATTCTTCCTTCTTAGGTTCTTCCTTTACAGGAGTCTTTTTAGGAACAGGCTTCTTACCAACAGGCTTTTCTTCCTTAGCTTCTCCGTCAGGTAAATCCTCTCCCGCATATATATAGTGACCAAGACCCCACATACCTAAACATTTAGTAAGACACCTCATTTTAGAAGTGTTTACTTGAAATGAATTAGGATTGATTACAGGTTGGTTCTTGTGGTTCATTATTGGTAGCCACATTTCCCTAACTAGATCACCAATAGAAACTCTGCACCTAACTTCGCACGTTCCGTCAGGCAATGTTACAAAAGGCACATGGTTATCATCTTCATAGAAACTATACTTAGCTTCAGGATAATGCTCCATTAATACACCCCATGCCCATGCCCAAGAAAGATAAGTTAAGTTCATCTTCTTTTCTGTATGCTCAGATACATCTACCTTAGATAGAGTATCCCATACATCTTTATACGTTAAATCAGCCATTAGGCTACCTCCTTATTTTTAGTTAATTGTTTATATTTATTTTCAAACTCAGGCATCAAATCACATTCAGGCAAATGCTTAGTCATAATCATGGCATCTGTCATAGATAATCTTTTCATTGTCTGTACTCTGTGAAGGTTAATGCCTCCCCAATAAGCATTTTGATCTTCATCCCAATCAAGATCAGATGAACAGGCATACCCAAGAATAACTTGATCTTCTAAATCCTCTTCGTTATCAAATTTAATCTTAGAAAAGTATGTCTCCAAGTCAGGACAGATAATACAGAATCTATCTATGTATTCTTCATCACCATTCCTTGTCCAAGTCTCAATATAGTAAGTGCATCTAGGTATCATTAGTCACCCCCCATATCAATAATCAAATGGTCTTTCATCCATTCTTTGCTTATCCCTTCCTCAGCTAGCTTATCTTTCATGCGATTTTCATATCGCTTGGGCATAGCTTCCTTTCTTTTCCCTTTAACCTTATGATTCATACTTTCTCCTTATGAAATTGGTTACAAAATTCAGCCACAGGACAATAGCCGTTACATCTAATCGGTTCTCCTTTCAGAAAATCAATAGACAAACTAGCTTCGTCACTATGACCACTCACATACTCTTCAGCTAACTCTTGTGTCTCCAATACACGCAAGGCAGATTTCCTACCTTTCTTCATTACCCTATAAGTATCTTTCCTTCTCCATTGTTCAGCAGAAGTACAAGGAGGTAACTCCTTGCTGATTAGATAATCAGCTTCCGCTTCCTGATGAATTGAAACTCTTTCTTTTATGAATTCTTGTTGTTCTTCTTCACTCCATTTTGGTATGTTAATCACACTCACAGGTGCAATCGGATAGTCTCCCCCACTCCGTTGTAACTGATTTTTGCTCCAGTCTCGGTTGATTGTAATAATATTTAACTGGTTAATAGTTTTTTCGGGATAGTTTTGGCGGAATAGCCAATCATAGATATTCAACTGTTGCTCCCATTCTTCCTTGCCTTCTTTCAAAGCGTTCATTACTGTCCAACTGCTAGTAACTTTATAGTCTTTAAGTATCTTGTCGTCTACAGATATTGAGTCTGTCTGCCCTGATATAGTCCACCCACCTACAGTCGCATACATTCTTTCCTCTGTAATCGTATCTTTATACCCTTCGTTGGCTCTCTCTAATATGGTGTGAACACTCTGTCCTAAAAGTTTCCATATCTCGTCTGAAACATCCACACTAATATCTTCGTGGTGTTCTTCCTCTAGTATGCGTATCTGTGGAGGTCTTAATAAACCTGTGGCAGTAATGACAGACTCCCCTTTAGTGTAGCTATCATTGTGTAATGCTCTGATAACTTCTATAGGTATATTGTTGACGTTAGTGTATTTCATTGTCTAATAAGTTCTTTCTTGTTTCTTATATGGTGAAATGTCCAACGCTTCCCTGATATCAAAAGCTGCATCAGAAGGCACAGGAGATTGAGGATGAAGGGTCGTGTAAGTTATTCTTCTCATACATTTATAAAATTCTTCTTTTAATTCCTTTATCTCCTTTTTAAGAAGTTCGTTTTCACGCTTTAATTTCTCAATTTCTACATTCTCCATATACCTACTCCGTCTTCCATTTGGCGGACTGTAAACTTTGTATGTGGATTGTTGTGCCTGTATCTAAGCACAAAGTTTCTTATAATTTTAACTTCTTGTGCTATCTTCGTTTTAGGTAATTCAATTAATATATGATCGCCCTTCTTCATTGTGTCTAAAGGGATATCATATTTCCTAGGTTTACCTCTCCCTATTGGTAAGGGAACACCTTCTTTTATTTCAAATTCCATACTTTTCTCCTAAATTAAAGTAATAATTATGACTCGTTTCTAGCTTCTTAGGTGAGTCACTCCTTCAATGAAGGTAAAAAAATAAATTAAACCCTTGGCTATATACCTTATATCTTTACCCCTTTTATTGTTTGTTCACAGGATAAAACAATAATTGCTTCTCTTCCTTAGTTCCATGCTTCCAAATAGTTTTTGCTATCCTTCTTACCATTGTCTGTACTGCGGGAATCTTTAGGTCTTCTTCTTTAGTGTCGTGGTTAGCAGATATATAAGGTTGTTGCTGACATATTTGAGCAATTGTCTTTTCCTGATCTCTCCACATATCTAATGCTTGCATCCCTTGTGCCTGATAAAAACCATTCTTCCATTTCTTTTTATACATAGGGTCTGCTATTGCCTTAGTTCCTATTAAAGCTAATCCAAGTAACTCTAAGTCTTGGTATCTATAACTTCCATAATGACCCCAGGTAATTTTGTCTTCGTCTTTGTGTTGCTCTTCTACTTTATTTTCGTAGGGATTGTTTTGTGGAATTAATATAGGATTGTTATGTTCCTTCTTAATTATGTTATTGAGATTTACTTTCTTTGTGACTATCACTTCTTCTTCTATAGAAGCTTGAGGATGAAACACCCAAAGAGGGTCTTCCTCTATAGTGATCTGCTCTTTAGCAACTAGGTTATTACTATCAAAGTCTCTCATAATAATAGCCTTTCCTATTGAGTCTATAATAGTGCCAATGACAATATAAACTCTGTCTTTCTGCTTCCTACCATGATTGTTGCCTTGGAAGCTTTCTTTTGTCCAAATTTCACCATTCTCTATGGCTCTATTTGATGATGTTTCATGTGAAACATACGGATTTATTTTTTCTTTCTTTACACGCATTTTAACTCCAACTGTTTATGATGTGTATAAGATGATAACATGAGGTCTTGCTAATGTGCAAGTAATGATTTATTATTTGTGCATGGAGAAAAACTTAGCGAAATTAGATTCCCTGATAGTCAAACAAGCTATTAGAGATGTCGCAAGTAAAGACGTTGATACATCTACGAAAGCACTCTCCTACTTTATATCAAAAGATTTTAAAAATCTATGCCAAAGAAATAATTTTGACACAGATAAGATGCTATTGAGTATAAAGGAATTAAACAGTTACCCTTTACTATCTCGAAAAAGATTGTCTAATGAAATAGCCAAGGTTATTGATAGGCAGTTTATTGAGAGGGTATAGTAAGTATATATACTTACTAAGTTTTAATTAATAAGTATCTACTAAGTAGTAAGTATATACATCATGGAGCAATATAAATGGAGAGTCAAGAGAAAGAGGATATAAGAAACCATATTCAACACAATCCCAAGACAAACAATTACGCACACGGACAATACAAAATAACCTGTCCTAATTGTCAAAGAGAAAGAACCAAAAACAAAGGTGACACACCTTTATCAGTTAATATAAATTCAGAAACAATAGTCTATCATTGTCATCATTGTAATATTCAAGGAGCAATGTCTAGAACGCAAGGAGTCAGAATGTCAGTAGTAAAAACAGAAACCAAGAGGAAGCCAATCAAGATGCCACAGAACAACGAGAGGGGTAAGTCAGCAGAATGGTTGAAGGCAAGAGGGATAAGTATTGAAACGGCAGAAGCATCTGGATGTGTTCTGGCAGAAAAAAATAATAAACCAGTCATAGGTTTTACCTTTGCCTCAGAGGGAGAGACAGTTGCAGTTAAGTGGAGATCAGCAAATGGGAGTAAGGATTTTTGGTGGGATAACAACGCTACTAAGTTGTGGGGAAGGCAAGTACACAACGACAGTTTACCTACAATAGAATCAACGATAGTGATTACGGAAGGTGAATTAGACCAACTTGCTATAAAAGAAGCTTTTAAAGACCACAGCAACATAGACGTTTATTCAGTACCCAATGGCGCACCAAATAAACTAACTGATTCTAACAAGATAGACCCCTTGGAAGACGGAAGGTTTAAGTATATATGGGAAGACAGACACCTGTTTGAAGGGGTTGATAGAGTTATACTCGCTACGGATTCAGATGATAATGGTCAGATATTAGCAGACGAGTTATCACGCAGACTGAACAAAGCTAGATGTTACATAGCAGATTACAAAGGTCACAAAGATGCGAATGAATTACTGATAAATACAGATACAGATACAGTCAGAAAGCAAATACTAAACGCAGAGCCAGTTCCCTTACATGGATTAAATAACATTGACTTTTACGCAGATGAATTCCAAAGCTTATACGAAGAGGGTAAACCTAGAGGGGTAAGCACAGGTTTAGATTCAGTAGATAAATTGTTCACATTACAGACAGGTTATCTGAATGTAGTAACAGGATACCCTGGTGACGGAAAGTCTGCATTTATAGATCAAGTAGTGGTAAACGTAGCTAAAAATTATGGTTGGAAAACTTGCTTCTGTTCTTTTGAGAAACCCCCTACGTTACATTCTGTTCAGCTTGCTCAATGTCTTGTCGGTAAGCCTTTCTTTGAGGGTCAGAATCAGAGAATGACACAAGAAGAGAAAGACTTTGCTCAGAGTTGGATAAACGATCACATCTTATTCCAAGACTATCAAGACGGAGGGTTGCCAACGATTGAATCAATACTAGAGAAAGGTGCTAGTGCGGTTATGAGATATGGCATAAGAATTCTAGTGATAGACCCATACAATTTTATACATACAGATCATAAAGGATTAGAGACTGATGCAGTCAGCGATATGCTTACAAAGGTTCAATTGTTCGCAAAGCAACACGATTGTGCAGTCTTTTTTGTCGCTCATCCTACAAAACCCGCAGAACGTGGTAAGAAAACAATAGTCACAGGAGTTGACATAGCTAAGTCAATGGCATGGTTCAGTAAAGCTGATATGGGGTTGACTGTATTCAGAGGTGATAGTAGTGTGACAGTTAATGTATGGAAGGCTAGGTGGGGTTGGTCTGCTCAATGCGGTTCAACAGACCTTACATTTAATCCTGTAAATGGGAGATATGCAGAAGCAGAAGAAATACAAGACGACTACGATTGGGATTTCTAAAGAGGAAGTCCACGTTAATGATGTCGGCAGTCCATATCTGCACAAACATCACGAAGTAGTTATAAGAGTATTTAATAATACTAAAGTTGGTAGAGCGATAGTGCTAGACCAACACCTTATTGACTCTCTATTTCACGAAGATCAAATTGATTCACGACAACATAACGTCTGCGATAAGTATCTAGGAATGATATCTAAATCAGGAAGTTTTCCAGCAACCCCCCAGCTCTCAGAAAGAATATTTACTGGTAATAAGAATACTCAGCCTCTTCCTCGGTCTTGTATGTTGATTGGGGTTCAAAAGAACATTCGAGAGCTATGTGGCAGATCAAAGGAAAGGATTTTTTGGCGAATTATGGTTGATAATCCAAGCAAGATTACCCAAATTGAATTAGAAGTGATTAAGGATTGTGCTAATGCACTTCTTTGTTATTGGTACGTCAGTCCTGAAAGTCCTGTCTCTTTGTTTCAGCAAGCCCTGATAAACCCTTCTCAATACTAACAGTTTCACCTGTAATGCCACTTAAATGAGTTTCTTCATGTTCCTGTTTAGGAGTGTCTTCTTTTAATCCTACAGCTTCTCTTGATTCTTGCAAAAGTTTATTAACTGCAACATTTTTTTCATCAGCGACACTATGTATCATGTGTATTATCTGCTTGTTTAAGGAACGACTTTCTTTTTTTGCTAATGCGTGTGCAAGTTCATAAGTTTCTTGCGAGCATCTAATGAATAGACTTTTGCTCATCTTCTATATCCTCGGTTAATTCATCTTCGTAAACTATCACAGGTGATTCTTGTACTTCTGCTATAGCTACACTTTCTCGACCTACCTGATAAAACCTATTCTCTTCTAATTGATGTATGGCTGATTCTAATAGCCACTCATTGGCAGTTATCAAAGGGTCATCTAATAATGAGATAGCAAAACTTAACGCATCCATTTCAGTATTAAAAACCCAAACTAAGTGTACCCACTTAGCACTACTCTTCGTTGAAAAAACATTTTTAGGGTCTGGAATATCTAATTGATATGTGTGTCTTACTACCGCAAACATTCATTCATTATAGGCAAAATGCTATCAAATTGAAAGCGACTGAACACATTGATTGGTAGTGTTACTACTTGCATTACTTGTAGTGTTACCTATTGATGTATTTCCTACACCAGTAGTATTTTGTAACCGCGCAGAGAATATTTACTGGTTATAGATATTTATTCGGTTAATCACGCCTACTGCTGTATTATTACGCCATTTCTCATCTCTTTCCTACACTACCCATTATTAGTGCCTGTTGTATTTGCAATGACTTTCACAAATTTAGACCAAAAAAAAAGGGATAGGTTATCGGACAACCTACCCCTTTACATCTACTAACTAGACATGGAGGTTACTAATTTAGGCTTTCCTAAATCAGTAAAAAAACTATAACTCATTTGATTGCACAATGCAATACTTATCCACAATTTATTCACAGATTTATCCACAGGAATTTACTGGTTAATAAAATATTTTTTACAACCCGCCCAACATCTTGTGTTATTTCTGTCGGTCAGACACTATATCTAGTCTTGCTTTTTTCTATTGACAAAATACCCAAAAACCAACGGGATCACAAAACACAGCAATAGGTCGTCTGTAACCCAATAAAAACTTATGACTGGTAAATATTTATTTATGAATGAACGCTACGGCAAAAACACAGCAGTTGGTATAAAATTTAGACCAAAAAAAAAAGGCAGTAACTACCTAAGTAGCTACCGCCTTTAATTTATTTTCTCCTATTCTTGATTCATGTAAGCTTCGTGACAAACCGCACAACCGCAAGTTTCACCATTAACGTACTCAACATCAGGATTCCCACATACTTCACAAGGATGTATCGTAATAACGAATTTATTCATTTAGATACCTCCTTATCAACCTCTGGTTTATAGTATTCGCACCCTTGCTTTTTAAAAACGCAATAGTGGTCAATCTCTGGGTAATGACTCATACAAGGTTTATCTCTAATATCACTCACTAGACACCTCCAAGATTACTCTGTCACCTTTCAAAGTGAACGTAACAGTATCACCAACATTTGCTTGAGCCTTGATACGTTTAATAGATATTCTTCTATCTGCTCTAGCATTTTTAGTTCTGTAACATTTGATAAATGTTCTAGTTCCGTCTTTAAATTCCGCTTGGAATACATGCCAAGAACCACTCAACATATCATCAAAGAATACATCTTGAGTCTTAACAAATTCTCTAACGCTAGCATTAGCATCAATAATACATTTGTTAAGCATTGTTTTGGTTAATTTAATAACCGCTTTTTTATCACTCATAATTTCCTCCATTGTAAGTAATAGTTAGTAAACTGATTTCGACTCTTTTAAGTCATCATCAGGCAAAATACACATTTTGCGATCAGTTTTAAGGAAAACCACCTCCATAAGTCCAACGTGCGAGCGAAACTGAAGGCGAGTTAACCTAGGACATCTCCTAAATTAACCCACCCTTAGAATCGACTTATCAATAGAAATTAGCAGTATCAACGTAAACCAAATCTCCAAAAGGAAGTTCTTCAGCATATCTGCTTTTTTGGGTTACGCACCACACTACAGGACATTCAGGCTCTTGTTCAGGCTCTACAGTTCCGTATCCGTCTGTAAAGTAAACAAAGGCTTGAACGTCTTCTACGTCATCAGACCACTCATTGAATAAGTGGAAGGGAGGGTCGAAACTAGTTCCACCACCGCCACGAACCTTGAGTTCAAGGTCTTCACCTTGATTAAGTTCGTAGATATCCCACCATTCACCATGCTCATTTTTGACTACTGTATCTGCACAATAGCAAACTCTCACCTTCTCCAAACCGCAGTCTTCTGCCATAGCTTGAATCTCAGATGCGAACTGATTAAGTTCATGTTGAGAAACACTTCCACTAGTATCAACCGCTATCGCAAGTTCTCCTCCTTCAGGATTGCGAACCTTGCTAGGCAAATTGATACCCCTCCAAGAATGACGTTTGTTCAGCCTTGACCACGAATAATCGTTGCAAGTTATAGACTGCAAGAAGTCATTCAGCATTTCTTTCCAAGAAACTACTGCATCCTTCTCTTCATCTATACCACCTTTAACATTAGAAGTGCCGCTTCCAAATTGCTCTAGCTTATCAGCTAGGGAAACTGCTCTTTGAATTTCGCCCTTCAATTCTTGAAGTTCTGCTTCATTCAAAGGCTTGCCTTCTTCGTTGGTAGCATCCCAAACTTCACCTATTGCAGTAGGAATAGAATCCAAGTCAATCTCTCCAGTCTCTGAAGAGTCAGAATTTTCATCTACTGGGTCTTCAGAAATATTTCCTTGACCAGTCAATGATTCTTCATCATCCCCTTTAGCTTCATCTGAATCTGAAGAACCCTCACCGCAATCTTGCGAATCTTCAGGCTTGTGTTCTTCATTGTCTTCTTGAATTTGTGCTACTGCTTCAGCCAAGGCATCTTGATCTTTGATAAGGTCTTGATAGACCTTCTCAGCAGTCCAACCTTTATATAGGTATTTAAAAAGACCGCCAGTTGGCAAAGTCATTCCTAAATCATATACAAGGTAAGCATTGATTACATAATCGCAAGCAATGTTCCAAACTTTAGGATGTCTCTTCCCTCTCCTTATCGGATGTTCGTAGACAACGTGAAAAGCTTCGTGGACAAGTACGCCTTGAATTTCTTCTTCAGTAAGACCTTCGACAAAATCAGGAAAGAAGTATATCTTCCTTCCGTCAGTTGCCATAGTGTCACACTTAGAAGAATCGACCTCTACCAAGTCAAGATGTAGGAGCATACTTGCCATACCTACGTTACCTTGCATTAGCTTTGATCTAGCTTTAATGATCTTCTCTAAACTAGTCATCTTTCTTACCTCCAAAGGCACGTTCTAAGAAACCGCCCTTGAGTCCGCCAACAGACTGTTCAAGACCTTCAGCTACTTGCTTACGTTTTGACTCTCCTATCTCTGTTTCATCCCTTAAAGAATCAACGGAGTTGATAGAAGCAAGAACGCTTACAAGTTGTTGATGAGCATCAGATATCGCTTGATCGTTGCCTAAGATATCTGAATTAATAGAGGGAAGAGTTTCAACAGCCTGTCTCAATTTCTCGATACTGCTATTGTTGAAAAATCCCTTCTGCTTGTTTTCAGGGTCGTAGGCTTTCAGCTTTTCAGCTAAGTGATCTACTTGCGAAACAAGAGCATCAACAGTAGTAACTAAAATGTTTTTAATGTTGGTGCTTGCTCTGTTTACTGCATCACTCTCTATCCTTTTTCTCAATTCATCAGATACGTTCAATCTGATATCAGAACCAAAAGTTGGTAAGACATCAGTTTCATACTGGAAGATGAATTTATCTCTAAGTCTATCTAAATCCCAATCTTCAGTTGGATAATCTGCTTCGTTAAAAGCATCACCCAACTTAGCCTTGGCATTTGCGATATCTTCAGGAAGTTGCTCGAAAAATCCCTCAACCTCTCTATCCCATATTCTTTGTGCATTGTTTATTTCTGCAATAAGATTATCGAGATTAGAGTTAGGACATAATCGCCAACCACTCCCAACCTTAACTCCCTTTTCGTCTGAAGTATCAGACCAAGGCAAAGTCAAAGGATAGTAAAAATCGTTCCTAAACCCATTGATAATGCTACGGAATTCTTTATTCACGTTGCGACCAAAAATGTGCTTAGAAACACTCAACAGATCAGCATTAGATTTTACTTCTTGTGCTAATCCATTCTTTAAACTCTTATCTGATTTTATTCCGCTAGGGTGTCCTAAAACGACACGAACCAACGTAGCATTCTCAGATAGAGTTGTACTTAAATTTTTATCCATAATTGAACCTCCATTCAGTTAGATAAAGTTATCTGATTTCACTCTTTCGAGATCGTCAGTTGAGATAACACATCTCAATATCAGATAATGTGTAGAGGGGAAAAGAAGATTTACCAGTAAATAATAAATATTCTCTTCCCCATACACGACAGGCTTGGAATCGAACCCGTAGGATTAGACTTCTAGATCAGAATTTTCTACCTTAAATTCTCCATAGGTAGAAGTTTCTTTTAGATCAGGTCTTGCTCCAGTTACAGAACGAACAAAGAAGATTCCAAACTCAGGAGAAGGAAACTTCTTAATGAAGTCAAGAGAGTTCTTGAAGTAGCTAGTGACGTTCTGTTCATTAGCTTCTTTGATGACAGTTACAAGAGCGCAGATAGTTGCATAACAAATACCTCCGCTATCAGGAACTTCAACATCCTTACCTTGAACAATAAGTTCAAGATCAGGCACTTCATTTTTAAGGGAAAGAAAAGACATGAATTCAATTGAAGCAGTCTCCCCGATATCACATTCACAAATTAATTGCTTCAGTTCATCAGGAGGACTTGTCTTCAAAGTGTCAGACAGTCTTGTCCATGCTCTCGGTGAAGGCTGTGGAGTTTTGACTTTTGGGTCAAACTCATTCAACCATTCAGGCTGAAAATTGATGTAACCTAAAACGTCAGGATGAACATCATTCTCAACCGCCCACGAGAGCCAGTCATCCGCACTATGCTCAAAGTTAATAATTGAGCAACGACCTACGACATGAGAAGGAAGAGCATTACTGCCCGCCCTATCAGAAGATCGGTTTCCCGCGCAAATAATCTTCCACCCTTCAGGTAAGATGTATTCGCCTAGTCTTCTTTCATAAATAATCTGTCCTACAATTGCTTGAACGCTTGGATGCGCTTGTGCATATTCATCAAAGAATAAAACACCCTCACCACCAATAGGAAGATTGCCTAAGAAGGCACGCTTCTGTTGATCGCTGTCATCAATGTAAGGCAGACCGCCAAGGTCTACGGATTCATAGAGGGATAATCTGAAGTCTATCCACCCAAACTGTTTTGCAGTTGGATTAATTTCATCAGATACAATCTCTCTACCATTAGCCAGTTCATCTGCCAGTTGTCTTACAACCGCAGATTTACCAACACCAGTTCCTCCTAAGAGGAAAGGCGAGTTACCGCCATTTAATACAGATTTCATAATCTGCAATGCTTTACTAGGATACATAAGAACCTCCATTCTATTTATCTAGTTAATGTTGCTAGCACCACGCTAGCACCTATACGAACCCAACCATAGTCAAGTTCGTTTCATAGCATTTCAGCTAATCATCAGTAGGCTTTAATAAACAATATTGAATGCTCTAAGAGTTTCAAGTTGTTCTACGTTTAAATCGTAGACTGCAAGAACGCTTATAAGCTTGTCATCACCATAGTCATAAACATCTACAGACTGTTCTGCTTCTTCAAAACCTTCGCAAGGCTCTCCATAGACTTCTTCTAAAAGATCAATGTCTATGTATTTGCCTTCAGGTGCAGAAACAAAACACTCACCATTTAAGTTTGCATAATCTTTCTTATCATAATCTCCAAAGTAAGAATATTCTGTAGATGAATCACCACAACCAATTTCAATTTCAAATTTAACTAAAATCATTTTTCTAACCTCCATTAGTTAGTTATATGCTAGCACCACGCTAGCACCTAGACTAGACCGCAAGCAGTCTAGTTTCGATTGAATCTCACAATCTCATCAGTAGGCTTATCTAGGTATGAAAGGAACAACCTCCAGTTCATAACCTAGGCTCTCGATTACCTCAACGTGATAATCGTTAAAGGTCTTTGATCTCGTCAGCTTTGCTAATTTCTCAGCAGTATCGCAGACAGGATAAAGAAGGTAATTCCCAAAGACATTTTTCCAAACAACTTTGATCTTCATTACGCAACCTCCACCTTAGTGAAATACCATTGATCGGAATCAATAGGCATTTGGATATTATCCATGTAGTCAACAAGATAAGTCTGTCCTTTAATTTTCTTTAAGGACAACATACCTTCAAAGACATCTAGAACCGCATTGATTCTCGCTCTAGTTGTTGGAGTATCCCAACCGCATAAAGTGAATTGAACCAATGTTGAATCCTTTAGGTTTCCTTCAGGTATGATTCTCACAATCTGATTGCCATGCAACCAAACACCTTCACTTGTAACAACAGTATTACCGCCTTTAAAATCCTTAGATTCATAAAGAGCAACCGCACAATTTTTATCTATATTTCTCATAGTTTTCTAACCTCCATAGTTAGTTATTAATTACTGTTTCTGCTTTCGCTTCATCAGGCAAGGTACACACCTTGCGACAGTTGGAGGACTGTCCTCAAAGTTTCAAAATATGTCTCTTTAATCTAACGCTCGAATCAGGTATCTCTCGATAGCTGAACGACATAATCATCCTCTTTGAGTTTCGTGGGTCTTGCTTCTTCAGTTACCTTGCACATAACCTTTACACTCTCCTCACACTAGCCACTTTCTTAGGCGGATTCAGATGCGACCTTCACTATATTTGAACCTTATCGCGTCCTACTTCTAGAACCTTCAATCTCTCTTGAGACTGGCGAAGCTTTTAAAGAGGGTCATCCGTTTGCTCTGTATGGTGACAGTTTAACAGCATTAAGCATCATTGCAACATTATATTAGCTAGCAGAATGAGAGCATACACAAATACTCCTTACTGGTAGATAATAAACTCAGGTAATAGGAGACAAGAACCATGACAGACAAGACAGAGAAACCGAACCTCAAGATCGTGAACAAAGAGACTGATCTAACCATAAAGCAAAGAGCATTTGTAGACGAGATAATAAAGGGGAAGTTGGGAAGCTATAAAGAAGCGTATGCAAAAGTGTATGACGTTACTCTAACCAAGCAAGGCAAGATACCTAAGTGGGTAGAAGTAGAAGCAAGTAAGCTAGTAGCTAACCCTAAGATAGCACTAAGCTTACATAAGGCTATACAAAGGAAAGAGGATAGTTCAGTAGCTTCATCCCTTCGTACAAGGAACTACGTTTTAGAAAGGCTAATGTCGGAGAGCAAAGAAGCAGACAGCGACAGCACAAGAGTCAGGGCATTAGAGTTACTAGGCAAGACAGTATCGCTCTTCAATGACACGATAGAGATAAAGGAAGCAAGGGATAGCGAGACCATAGAAGAAGAGATAGAAGAGAAGATCGTTGCATTGTTAAAGGAAGCAGAAGCAGACCAGTAGGCTCACGCACACACATACGCGCAGATCAGAAGACACCCCTTTTGTTATCAGATCGGAGATTCAGAAGACGACCCCCACCCCCACAGGAGAGAAACAGCTACCTGACTACCATATATACATAGTGATTCACACATTCATAGACTACTTTTTATAGACCCCCCTATGTTATTGCATTTTGCTAGCAAGTTTTCACTAAGTAACCCCCCCTTTCTTAGATAAAGCCACAGGAGTCCCGACCCCCCATATTATTTTTTTCAATTTAAGGTTGATTTTTATGTGAAGGGGGTGCATTATGGTAAAATCTGTAGATATATATACCTAGTATCTACTTACTACCCAGTTTCTACTTAATAAGTGCCTACCCTATTGGGTACTTATTAAGTTTTTAATTTAAGAAGTATCTACTTAGTAAGTATATACTACATATTAAGTATGAATAAGAATGTTCTTAGTAAAGTAAAAAATCTATCTCCTGTACAAAAGCAAGAGTTACTAGTTCTTTTAGAAGAATTAGAGCAAGCGAAGAATAGGGAGAAGTGCCACGATGAGTTTATGACCTTTGTTGGGGAGATGTGGTCAGCTTTTATTCATGGTAAACACCACGAGATAATGGCTGATGCGTTTGAGAGGGTCGCTAAAGGCGAATTAAAGCGTTTAATCATCAATATGCCCCCTAGACACACAAAGAGTGAGTTTGCTTCTTACCTATTACCCGCATGGTTTCTAGGTAGATACCCAGATAAGAAGATAATTCAGACTGCACACACGGCTGAACTAGCGGTTGGCTTTGGTAGGAAGGTTAGAAACCTTGTTAATAGTAAAGATTATAAAGAAGTCTTTCCAGATGTTAGCTTGCAATCTGACAGCAAAGCAGCAGGTAGGTGGAATACAAACAAAGGTGGGGAGTATTTTGCGATAGGGGTAGGCGGTGCGGTAACTGGTAAAGGTGCTGACCTCTTAATCATTGATGACCCCCATTCAGAACAAGAAGGTGCAAGTGCCGATATAAACGTATTCAATAGAACATACGAGTGGTATACATCAGGTCCGAGACAGCGTTTACAACCAAATGGTTCTATCGTTGTGGTAATGACAAGATGGCACAATAAAGATTTAACTGGTCAGGTGGTAGATGCTAGCATAAAACGTGGCGGAGCTGACCAATGGGAAGTAATAGAACTTCCTGCCATTATGCCTTCAGGTAATCCTTTGTGGGCAGAATTCTGGAAAATGGAAGAATTACAGGCTTTGAAAGCCGAGCTGCCTAATAGTAAATGGATGGCTCAGTATCAGCAAGACCCTACTTCAGAAGAAGGGGCGTTGGTAAAAAGAGAATGGTGGAAAATATGGGAAGAAAGAAATCCACCACAATGTGAGTTTGTTATCCAATCTTGGGATACAGCTTTTATGAAGAATCAAAGAGCTGATTATTCTGCTTGCACTACTTGGGGTGTCTTTTATAGAGAAGATGATGACGGAATGCTAGCACCTAACCTTATACTGTTAGATGCTTACAAAGAGCGTTTAGAGTTTCCTGAGCTAAAGAAAATGGCTTTTGAAAAATACAACGCTTATAAACCTGATGCCTTTATTGTGGAAGCAAAAGCAGCAGGTATGCCATTAATCTTTGAATTGAGGGCAATAGGAATTCCAGTACAAGAGTACACTCCTAGCAGAGGAAATGATAAAATATCAAGAGTAAATGCTGTATCTGATCTATTTGCTTCAGGAGTGGTTTGGGCACCTGAAACACGTTGGGCAGAAGAAACAATAGAGGAGTTTGCGGGATTTCCAAATATGGAACATGACGATTTAGTTGATAGCACTACGCAAGCTCTGTTAAGATTCAGACAAGGTGGTTTTATTTCATTGCATTCTGACGAAGAAGATGAGCCTTTGGAACATAACCGAATTGCAAATTATTATTAAGGTATAAAATGAAAACATGGC